GGTTTTCTCGATGCGTTTTTTCAATTCAATTTTGATTCCCATTTTTCAAGACCTCCGTAATCCTCAGCACATCTTTTGCGAAACGCAGCGTTTTCGTAAGATCTTCTGCGTTTTTGAAACGGACTACGTTTCCTGCGTTTGAAATCAGTTCAACGCCACCATCCGGTGCCATCCTCACGAACCGGCACAGTTCGCCCTCTTCCCGTGCGGTCCGCCGCTCTTTGGTTTCTTCGATAAAGCAGGTTCTGAGCGCGTTCTCTGCGTCACAGTATACGCTCCTGTCACTCCGCACCAGCCTATACATCCTTCCGGGCAGCACCCGAACCTTGTTTTTATGCTTCTTTTCCATAACTTTGTCCTCCTTTGCACGAAACCCGGTAGGCCAACTGCCCGCCGGGTTATTTCTATGCCTGTTTTCAGATTTTCGGGGTAGTCGTGTTTGTTTTTCTGCGACCATCGGACACGATTTTGCGGAAGCGCCTGCACATGAAGTTCCGCAGGCAGCCTTGCCTATAAGAGAATGTCACCCTCCGCCCAGGCATCCGCTCGGCGCTGTTCCTCGCGCGTGTTTAACGCACGCGATAATAAAGCGGCGCACTCCGGGAGCCGTTCCAGGTTCCTTCCCAGCTGTGCAAGAGCGACGTTTCGCAGGTACTTCAAGTGCTGCACACTGTATGGAACTTTCTGCTGTACTTCGTGCCATTTTTTGTGGCTGATGTAGAACTCCGTTAAAATCAGATTGTGGCCACTGTCCATCCGGTTCATTTGTCCTCGGATAATGTTCTGATCTTCCAGCAACACAGCCCGCTGCCGTTCCAGCTGACGCAGTTGGTCTCCAATGCCCAGTTCATCCATCCGGCAGGCCATCGCCGCCGTGCTGTCCCCAGGCGTTCCACCACGGGGCATTCCATCGGTGCCCATTCCCCGCATAGGGTCCACTTCGTCGCTCAGCGCGGTACACTGACGTCGGATGATCTCTATCCGCTGCGGGATGTCCGCATAATATTTCAAGATTGCCTCCGCCTCGTGTACTTTCACTGCTCAGTCCTCCCAAAAAATCAAAAATCTTTCTTGAAAAGGGGTTCTCCGAAAACGGGCTCTTCACCCTTGACGCGCTCCACCATGGCACCCACGCCGTAAATGTCCTCAATGACCCGGCGCAGACGATCATAGGCAACTTCTTCTCCGCCATCGTCCACCCAGTCGAGGAACTGCTGGTAATTTTTCTTGATTTCTTCCTTCACGACCTCGATCTGTTCAGGGGTGTACTCCATTTCTTCCAGCGATTCCACAAAGAAACGAACGATCATCTTTGCAGCGTCCCGGCGTTCAGCCAGAACACGCAGCTTTTTTTCAGAGCCTACCAGACCACCCGCCGGGAGCCAAAATTCTTCCGGCATCAGGTGGGCAGTGCGTGCTTCCAGCCGCTTGAGGGCTTCCGGTGCACCGTACTTGTCGTGATCCATGATATACCTGGATGCAGCATTGTTCATCTTCAAGGTCAGGAGCGTAGATTCTTTCTCTCCCCAGTCCCAGAGATCATGTGCCGCGGCAACTGCGCAGTACGAAACGACCTGCCCGATTGCCTCACGGTTCAGCATCGTGCGGTGCTTCGACTTGCCGATGTTGATTTGCTGATTCACTGCATTCTGGATGCTCTGCCGGTAGAATGCTGGCATCCTTGCCCTGCTTTTTCCCATGATGAATCCTTTCCCGCCTGTTCGGCCAGGCGCTTCCACTTTCTGATTTCTTCCGCCGTATCTGGCGTGATATGCTCAATAAACCGCCAGTGCTGCGGTTCTGCCACAAGATCGATAAACATACGGCGGCGGTGGATGTAATCACGCTGCTGCCGCCGGGTGAATTTGCTTTTCACTTCCACCACCTCAACCGTGCCATCAGCATAGGTCAGCACAAAATCCGGGGTATAGTGCGCCGCCGGGAGCTTCACATTGCCGTATTCTTTTTCCGGCAGCATAGTAAACCTGCGGTGCAGCTCTACCTTCACGACCTCGCCACTCTGGACTTTGGGCAGAACAGTTCCCATGTAGTAGTCATACTCGCCCCGGCTGTCAAACTCGTGTCCGGTCGATCTGGCGGCATTCACAGCGGCTTCCAACGATGCAGGTGCAGCTTTGCCCCCGCACCTTCTCTGTGCAAGCTGCTTTTCCGCCTGTGCCCGGTAGCGTGGCGGCAGGTCAGAAAGTTCCAATCTCATGCTCATGGCTGGTTTCTCC